GTTTATAACATAGCCGTCATACCCAGTAGTAGCAGACAGCACTTGAGCACTTAGATCTGTAGGGCCTATTACTGTATTAATAGACGTAGAGGGAATAGCAATGTAAGATAATCTATTAGCAGTCGGGCGTAAGAATGTGATAACAAAGTAACTACCCAAATAAAACACCCTACATTGATTAGCTCCTGTAGCTACCGGTGTGATATTCACCAAGGTCTCACCTGTGGTGTAATCATTTATTTGGTATTTGTATACGCCGTCTCCATCAAGGAATACAGTGCAAGATAGATTATTCTCAGAAATAACTGTATCTACTGCGCTTATGCTATAAGCTGTACGTACAAGGGATTGAGTGGCTAAGGAAATAGGCTGTATACGTCCCTTAGATTGCCACTCATTACTAGCATCACTAAGAGAATATAGATTATTACCTATAGCAGTAAGATTGCTTTTGAATGTGGTAAGTGTAGTAGCTTCTGAGCCACTTGGAAGATTGACTAAAGTGTCAAATCCATTACGCTTCTTTAAAGCATTACCACGTTGGAATAAAGCGTTTTCCAAGGCTAGGAAATTGCCAGGAGCAATCTGCCAAGGATCATTCTTTGTGTCTAATCCTAATGCAAACGGTATGTTTAATGTTTGCTTTTGTACGGGCATATTATCCCATTTCTACAATCTGTAGTTGATAGTCAACCATGTTACATCCAGTAGATCCACCAGATGTTTTTTCAATTCTTAGTTGTATTGTGTAAGTACCAGAAGAAGGGCAAAGATGTAAAGCTTGGAATTGAGGAGTGCCAGTTGTAAACTGTACAGATCTTATAGTAGTACTTGCAGCAGCGGGGTCAACTACTACCATAAACAATCTTACTTGAGCACCAGCGTTTATATTTGATCCATCTAAATAAGGTTGAAATAACACTTGTATTTGCTTATTAGCTGCACTAGTTGCTATAGTACCGCTGTAGAATAAAGTTGAAGTACTTGTTACAGTTGCGCTTACTGTACCTGTATTACCTGTAAAATAGTTAGCTGGGCTTCTCTTTACTGGTGTGACATTCTGATCAGCTATCTTTACAGTAGTGACGTTAGAATCCGCAATCTTATTAGTTGTGACGTTTAAGTCAGCAATCTTTAAAGTAGTTACAGCACTGTCTGCTAGCTTTGCAGTAGTAATGCCTAAGTCTTTGACTTGGATAATATTAGAAGCTATTTCAATAGTAGAATTGTCTACTACGTAATCAGCATATAAATTACCAGAGCTGTCAAGAGACATTATCTTTTGAGCAGAAGGTACGTTAGAAGGGAAAGTGATAGTGTAGTTAGACGGTAAGGAGCTAGGAGCAGAAAGGGTGATTCCATTACTACTAGCTACTATTCTTCTGATAGTCAAAGACCCTGCATCAATATTACCTGCAGTGTTTACAGCTGATTGAAAGACATAAGTTTGAGTACCAGATACATAGTTTACAGATGCCGGGGAGACAAGACTTCCAATACTTCCAGGTGTACCTGCTACAGCTGCTCCGTTAGTAATTTGTACAGCAGCTCCTGTAGAGTTATTGTAATACAAATCACCGTTGTAAGAGTATACAGCTCTAAGCTCAGAAGAAGCTAGAGCACTACCTTGTGGAGAGAAGTAGGTAGCTTTGAGATTTATAGCACTATTGCCGTTAAAAGTAAGGTCAGAGTTGATATTAAGACCTGAAGGCTGAATCTGTACCCCGTTACCAGAGGCGTGATTATGTTGATCAAGGATTGATAAAGAGCTGTTTAAATCTAATGCCCAATTAGGTCCTGGCTCTTGTCCTACCGTTGGTAGAATCAGCGACATATTAGGGGAAATTGTATTAGGCATATAGTCCTCTTAAAACACGTATAAGTCCACAGTTACAGGAGCCGAGCTATTAAGTATAAGTGTACGGCTCTTTACTTGATTAGAGTCTTGTTTATCATATATTACAGCAGCTGCCCTTACTCTAACCAACATCCACCCTTGCAACACTCTGCCTAACTTATGATCAATAGTATTATCACCGGCTTTTAACACTACACTTTGCAATGTAACACCGTTATTTGTAGGCAAAGCCAAGATAGGATTAATAGAGCTAGCCCATGCTGTCTGCATTAGCATAAGACTTTGATCATCTGACTTATAGATAGGCAGTGACATCAATAGCCTCCAAAGCTTCCGTCGCCATTAGGTGAACCGTATCCACCCCAACGCTCACCAAAGGTGCGAACATCAGAAATGGTATCTGGTTGCCCAGCATCCCTGTTCATAGCGGAAGACTGTATACGGTCAATTAGCATTTGTTTTTGTGCCATTAACACTGTAACATCAGATTCTTCTTTTTGCAAGCATTTAATAGCTGCATCAACTATAACATATTCCACCCATCCGCTAATGCTCTGTAACATATCGCTATCTTTAAGCAACGTAGCTACACGAGGAATATACCATAATCTGATATATTGATTAGCACTTGGGGTAGGTATGAAGAATAGTGTATTACCGACTACGCGGTAACGAAGATTAAATACGCCGAGGAAAGTAGAGGTAACGTTAGGAAAAACATACCTATTTCTGCTAATAAAGTCAAACTTGTGCAGTGTCACCCAGGCGTTATTATTAGCACCTAGTCCGCAGTCAACACCTAATAGCTTATAGAAAGCAGGAGCTCCACTAAAGTTGCTACCATTAGGCAATGTATACTGGCTAGTCGAACCGTCTGTTTGAAAGGTGAGGGGAGGAGCTACATAGTAATCCTCATACAGGGTTACGAGCAAGTCGTAAAGCTCTGTATATGATTGATTGATATAGCTATTCCATTCTTCCTTTGTAACAAAGTTACTATTCACTCTATCAGCTCTTTGCTGAGCTAATAAGCGTACTTGGCCTAACGACATTTCGCCGGTTAGAGCAGGTACAGCTGAAACTGAACTACTAAAAGATGATTGGATTCCGTTAGTTGAAGCTACTCTGTAGTAATACGTAGTGCCAACAATGACAGAAGGATCAAGATACTCAGCCGCAGTAAGAGTGGCAATAGTCGAGAAATTGACATTGTCAGTACTCCTCTGTAAAGGGTATCCCGTGGCTCCTGCCACTTGGTCCCAAGAAAGGTAAATTTGTCCATTACCTTGTTGGGCAATAAGGTTTTGAGGTATTGATGGTGCAGGCACACGCGCTCCTATGGAAGGGGGCCCAGGGACTGCCTAGGCCCTTTCGTCGTCTACGACTTTGGCGAGCTTAGGGAGCAGTGCTGTTACGAAGTACTAACACCATTTTACGAGATTCACCGGAAGATAAATATGTTCCGGCACCTGTAACAAGACTTGCAAACTGTATATCAATAATTTTATTTTGCACGTCATCATTATCTAATGACATAAGTACTGCAGCAGATACTGGATTAACAGGAAGTTGTTCCACCATTAGAAGTTTTACGTAAGCATCTTGCATGGTAATTCTGTATTTACCTGCAGCGCCTAACTTAGTGATAGATGCAATACCTTTGCTGTTAGCAGCATCTAGGACTGGATTTCCACTACCATCGATCGAGAAGCTTAGGAACAAGCTTACCCGCATTTTTTCTAAACCGAAAGAGAATTGATTAAAAAGCCTATTAGCCATTTTAATGCCCTTTATTTGCCTCCGTTCACATTCACCGTACCTAAGGAGGCTTAGTAGGTCCGGGTGCAACCTAGAGCATTCTAGGCGTCATAAATGCCATATCAAACTATAGACACCAAATAAGTCTAGCATTTCCAACGCTTAAGCGCAGCACCCTTAGGAGTAAGTTTACCGTCTTTTGAGGTAGGACCTGACACTCCGGACATTCTTGCGCAGAAAGATTTACGTCTTTTCGCGGCCTTAGATCCGGGTTTGACTTTTCCAGTTACAGGTCTTTTTAAATTACTACCGTGTTCCCTGTTATACTTTTGACGGTAAGAGTCGCTTAGTCCACCAGTGCGACTATGCTTTTTAGGGTTATATCTCAAAAAAGGCTTGGAGTCTTTAATACGCCCTCCACGAGCCATTCTTATAATTTTAGCGATTCTGTCTCTCATAAAACAAAAGCCCTCAGGATTTCTCCCGAGGGCCTCCGTTAGCTATGCTATTAAGCAGATAGCGTGATTACGCAATTCCAACCGGGAGCATTGCAAACCAGATTCGCGTAATAACCGATTCTGATTTCTAATGCATCAGCTGTGCCAACTCGTAATCCTTCCAAACCTTCTAGCCCGTAGGTTAGAATGTGAGGCGCTTTACCGAGTGAGCGGAGCTTCCAGGTATCCATTTGCAAGAGGTATGCCGTGTTAGCAGGGCAACTTCTGTCAGGAATTACTGTGATAGGACCGTATGGAGCGTGTACACGGATACCGGCAAACGCTATGTCGGCCTCTTCGTGCTTGACATCGACATACTGCACTTTTGCTCCCAAACTCTTCTCCAAAGCGGCGTAACTAGCGAATGACATGAAGCACATGTCAGGCTGTCCACCTTCTCGGGCTACGAGAGAGGATCCGTCGATTAGGGCTTCTTCGATTGACTGGCTTGCACCATCATATCGAACGCCAGCAAGACGGGTAGGATCTGCTGATCTGTCTACGTTCCAGAAGCTGTCTCCAGGAGCTGGTGCTACCTTAGGAAGCCATGCTCCTAATCCGCTTACTTTTAAGTAAGAAGAAGTAGAAGTGGATCCACCGGAAGCCACGTCACCTTGTACAGACATATAACCCGAAGCTGCCCAATTTGCAGACAGTGGGTTAGCGGAAGCTGTTCCACGGAGTACGCCGGATGAACGGTTTACTGCTGTAAGAACAACTGTATCGGAAGAAGGAGTTCCTCCGTCTGTAGCAGATACTACAAGAGTCATGCCAACTTCGAAGTTGACTACTTCTTGGATATTTGCCAACTGGATTACAGTAGCTCCAACTGCTGTGGAAGGGGAGCTGATAGTCAAGATTTGACCACGGCTACCTGTACCAGACTTGAACAGATCGAGTGCCAAGTCGTTTGAGATATTGCGGAAAGCAGTATCCATAACGAGCTTTGCTTCGTCTACAAAAGCTCCGGCGTTATCCTTTGTAGCTTCCAATAGTTCGTTAGTGATAGTAGCTAACTGATAGTTGCTAATACGATAAACGAAGAAGCTTGAGATTTGAGGAGCAGTCTGATTACCTTGAGCGTTGCTGAAGGTAGCAGATCGGCCTTGCGGTGTACCATACACCAAAGGCACTGGAATGTATTTACCAGCAAATCCACTTGGGCTTTCGTCCTTGGGGATGAGGCTGAGCAAAGGATTCTTTTTATAGACTAGATCCTTCATATAGTCGTCACCAGTATAGAGCTCTTTTAGCGCTGCTACCTGGTTACTTACATTTGCGTAAATTGCTGACATAAGTCACCTTATTTTAATTCACCTTTAAAGGCCGCAATAGCTCTTGCTCTGCGATCTTTATTGGATAATGGTTTAGACGAAGACACAATTGTATTCGTCAATGTTTTTGTTT